CAAATTCTATTATGGCAGATAATGACCAATTAGAATTAGATTATTATAATACTGATTTTGATGGTCAATCAGAAGAACATCTTGGTATAGTTATAAATGATGAAAATGATCAAGATGAAGTAATACCTGACAAATACGCAACAGCAGTATAATATATATTAATAAGGAGATTATATAATGACAAACATTGAACTAATACAAATAGAAATACTTAACCAAATTATAAGAGAAATTGATAACGAAGATTTAGAAGCGGCTAGAAATACAACCGTTAGATTTAGAGATAAACTACAAGAAGATGTAGATAAAACAGAATCAGATATTGATATACAATTACAATTAGAAACAGAAAGTAAGTACGGTAAATAATATGTGCGATAGAACTGTAAAGATGAAACTTAAAAAAGGTTCTATTTTGAGTGAAGTTAACTCAAATACAAATTCTATAGAACTTACTGTAAAAGGTTTAGACACTAAATCATTTAATTATAAAAAACAATCACACGTTAATATAAAAGAAAAAAATGCTGACAAATAAACAAAGATTGCAATTGGCCTTGACTCAATATCATAGATGGTTAAAATCTATTGGTTTAAAGTTAAACAATAAAGGTAGAGTAATTAATAATCATAAAGGTTTTGATATACCTGATTATAGAGTAAGCAATTCTATACCTACAAGTGACAGAATGGTTGGTGATACATATAAAAGAACTTATGCTACAAAGTTACCGGCTGGTAAAACAATTGGTATTGCCTACAACAAAGGTGCATATCAGGTTGTAGATGCTTCAGATATAACAACAATGGGAAGGAAAGTATAATATGAGTAACAAGACATATGACCTAATAGGAGCAGCAGTATTTGCTCTTATATTAGTTTTGCTTTTAACTTATGGACAAAGAGTAATATAATGACTAAAAAGAAAACTTATGACGGCCATTACTTTGATGGCAAAAATTCTTATGATATATTTAAAGATGAGAATGGCAAATCATCATTGAAAAAAATTAAAGAAAAAAAATCTAAGAAGAAAGGTAAAAAATGATTTGGTTTTTTTTAGGATTGATTGTAGGAATATGGGCTGGTTGGAAATACGAGCACGTAGTAAATGACGTTATTGAGTCATATTTTAAATAGCTATATAAATCAGTAACTTGAAGTCATTGTTTTTAAATACTTATTTCTTTGACTTAGGGGTTGACTTTGACACAAAAAAGTATTATATTATATAGATACTAACAAACTAAAATATACATTATGATAACATATGATAAAGACACTCTTTTCAAAGAGTTTAAAGACGCAAAACAAAAAGACATTAACCTTTCAACAAAGAAAAAACTAGAAGATAAAGAAGTTGATATATACGTAAATCGTATTCAATTCTTTAAAGACCACATTAGAAACAAAACACTTAATCCTAAAGTCTATGATTTATTAGACATTAATTTCCACGAACTATTACTTGCATACGAAAGTGATAATCCTAGAGATTACTTTTATATGTCAGTATTTGGTAAAACTTATCAACAAAAAATGTGGGAAGAAGAAGCAGAACTTGAAAGTGAAAAACTTGCGAATATTTAGTTTACTCTTAGTACTTTTGTTTGTTAATCAGTGTGCGAACAATCGTTCTCACACTGGTGCCTTTTTAGGTGCAACAACTGCAACTGCTGCGTGTTTACAAGTTACAGATAATCCTATCGTTGCGGCCGCTTGTGCTGTATCAGGTGCATTTGTAGGCGCTGATCTTATGTATAATTCAGATTATGATGTACACAACGCAGTATTCGTAGATCATTTAAATAGAGGATCATCTTCATCTTATACAAACTGGTATAATGAAAAAACACAAAATTCAGGTAATATTAAAACATACAGTACGTATATGGAAGGCCCTTTTAAATGTAAAGACTATGATGCAACAATAGATATAACAAGTCAATGGCCATTAATTGGTATTGGTGGTGTAAACAGAAAAGTAGTATTTGGAACTGTTTGCCAACAACCTGATGGCAGATGGGTAGAAAAAAATTAATTATGGACGAACAAATTAAATTATTAAAAGCAAGAGAAAAAGTTATAATACAAGAATTAGAATTTAGTCCTCTTAGAAGTTTAGAACAAGAACTCTATGAACTAAGAGATACTTTATCAAAACTTGAAAACAAAGAGCCATTAATTTATAATGAATATGATGCCTTTGATAACAAATGGACAAAAACTATAATTAAATATGAGTAGTAATTTAAAAAAATTACCAGAATTTTTAAAACCATTCTTTGTAGAACTTAAAGATACAACTATCTTTATACTTACGGACATTTTTAATGGTATTAAATTGATATTACCTAAAAAACAAATGATATATTCTTGGTCATTTAAAAGAACAATACCTAATTTTAAAAGATATTTTTTATTAATATTTCTTATATATTTTCTATTGGCTATATTCATATCAAGAGCCACGGCAGCCGAAAAGTTTATAATGCCAAAAGGTGAAATTACAGAAGAAGAAAGAGAACCACTTAAAAGAGTAAAACAAGAACAGAATAAAGTATTATATGATACAGTGAAAGGCTACGAGCCTAAAAAAGTAGATGATCAATATTGTTATGTAAAGATTGAAATTAAACAGAATGGTGATGATGTCATAAAACAAGAAATTTTGGAGTGTGCTGACGGTAGACGAGGTATTAATACACCTGGTTATTGGGAACTGTTTGCTCAATTCTACTATAGAGACGTATCGGCTCCGGAGTATTGCCGATTCTATAGTAGACCAAATCACGTCTTTAAATCGTTCGGAAAGACGTGCCTTAACAAGAACGGTGAATGGGAGGTACAATAATGTTTAAAAACATTATTATATTAATTCTCCTTTGGGTTATACTATTTGATGTGTCTAGTAAAGAGTTTTTTGGCTATATGCAAAAAGGCCTTGACAAAACACAGGAAGTAGTATATGATATTAAAAGGAGTACAAAATAAAACTATATGATGATAAGAACAGTAATGATAGTAGCAACCGGCCTTATATTAGGTGCTTGCTCTACTTCGACATACCAGATCAAAGCAGAATCAGATAAAATTTTAGATTCTGTACCGTCTTGGTATATGATGGACTTCAAAGAAAAGAAAGCTTGTAACGTTAATTCGCAAGATATTAACGAGAAGCAGTGTATCTTTGGTGTCGGTACGTCAGTATCACCAGATCTTGGTTTAGCAATTGAAAAAGCAAAGATGATTGCTAAGGCAGAAATGGCAGATATAATTAAAGGCGAGATGAACAAACGTTCTAAACAGTTTATAACAGAACTGGGTAAGAATGAATCTAAGAGTGTAGTAACAGATGTTGAATCTACCTTAGTAAATATAATTGAAAATACACCTGTAAGAGGTTATGAAATATTTGCTCAAGAGGTATCTTCAACTACAAAAGGTTATTATAGAGCTTGGATAGGTTTAAGATTGCCTTTAGGTGAATTTAATAAGATGTATAACTATACAATTAATGAAGTAGTTGACTCTTATAATTTAAAACAAAAAGCCGATCAGGCTTTCAAAGAAACTGTTAAAGAAAAAACAGTACAATAATATGAGTGAAATAACTCAAATTATAATCTACAGTAAAGACAACTGTGGATATTGTGTAAAGGCCAAATCGTTATTGAATAACCTTGGCCTTACATACACAGAAAAAAAATTAGAGAATTTTTTAACAACAGAAGCATTGATTGAAGATATTGGTAAAAATGTTAGATCAATGCCACAAATAAAAATAAATGGTGAGTTAATAGGCGGATACAATCAACTAATTGAATATTTAATGGATAAACAATTAGTTAATTTTAAAGGTGAACCTATTTAATATAATGATTGATGATAATATTATTTTATTTCCAACAGATAAAATTGTTAATAAAGAAACAGCAAAACAAAATCCTGAAGCAAGCGAACAGGTACGAATAGATAGAACAAAAGAATTTGTAGAAGGTAATGTAGATGAAATAGCTATGAATATACTACGACAATTCGTAGAAATGGCTATGTTAACAGATAAACCAGAATTTACAAAAGACTTTGGATTATTAGTAGATATGTTAAGAGGTATGATATATAGAGATTTTGACGTGACACACCCAGCACAAAGACTTGCTGATAAAATTGTAGATGTAAAAATGTCAAGATATGGTCCACAAGTTGTTATTGATTATAATAAAGTGTTACCAGAAGAAAATCATAAACCACACAAACCTTTAAATAAAGATATTAAAGAAGAAATTAAAAGAACAAATGATGGTTGGACAGACTTTGAAGCAGATTTTGATTTACCTGAAGATACAGATGACAAGTAGATCACACGAAATTCCTCAAGGAATCGCCTTCGCAGGTTGTAAAATAGCCAACACAAGGAGAAAAACATAATGTTAAAAACATTAAAGAAAGCTTTTTCAAGAGCAGGTAAATCAAAAACTCAAAGAGTTTTAGAATTACTAGAAACTGGTAAAACAGTAACTTGGAAAACTTTAAGAACTAGATTTGATCTAACATCGCCAAGAGCTATGATAGACAAATTAAGAGCAGCTGGTAATATGATTTATATTAACAAAACTGCTGAAGGTACTTCTTATAGACTTGGTACACCATCAAAAGCGATTATTGCTGCGGGTATCAAAAAACTATATGGTACACAATACGCTTACAAAAATGCGTAATTAGTTGTTAGTTATAGAGGCGAGAAATATATAATGCTCGCCTCTATTCATCTTATGATAGATAAACTTCTTATAAATTCACTTGATACTGAAAGCAAAGATAAAAACGTTGCAGTTTTATTATCTGGTGGAGTAGATAGTTTATCTGTTGCATTTGCTGCAAATAGATTAAACAAAAATATAACAGCATATACATTTCACTTAAAAAATCAATTGAGTTATGATGCAGAAAAAGCAATTGAAGTATCTTCTATATTCAATTGGCCTATAAAAGTTATAGAAATTCCTACAGACAATTTAGAAAAAGATTTTTCAACGTTGACAAATGAAATTAAATGTATAAAGAAAACTCATTATGAGTGTTGCTTTCCTTTTTTATACGTATATCCACAAATAAAAGAAAGAGAAGTTTTGAGTGGTTGGGCCGCAGATGGTTATTATGGTATAAGTAAAAAAGCAATATTACATTATACTAAAGGTAAACCAAAATCAAAATTTGATGAGTTTAGAGATATATATTTCTCAGATAACAATAGAGCTGGTTATATATGGCATAAAAGAATTGCCGATAAGTATAATAAACAATTTATAACACCATATTTAAATAATAGTATTAAAGAATTTTTTTATAACAAAGACTGGTATGATTTAAATGCACCATTTCAAAAACACCACGTTGTAACAGCGTTTGATGAATTTAAAAAATTTACATTCAAAAAACATATTAACTTACAATTAGGTTCAGGTGTAGATAAATTATTTGAATCATTGTTATCAAATAGAAAAATTAATTTTAAGAATAGAAAAAGAATTATGGATATTTGTAGAGATTGGTCTCAAATGTCAACTTCAACAGGAAGATTACCAGTATGATATTAGTCGACTTAAACCAAGTTTTAATTTCTAATTTAATGGCTCAAACAGCAGGTAAACCTGAAAATATACCTGACAAAAATATGGTAAGACATATGGTTATTAATTCATTAAGAGGTATAAATTTAAAATTCAAAGAACAATATGGAACAATGATATTGTGTGCAGACGCAGGTGAAGTTTGGCGTAGAGACGTATTTCCAAATTATAAACATTCCAGAAGAAAAGGTAGAGAAGCATCTACTACTGATTGGGTTAATATTTTTTTAGTATTATCAGAAATACGAAAAGAAATTGCTGAAAACTTTCCTTATGTTGTATTACATATTGAAAAAGTTGAAGCAGATGACATTATAGGTACACTAGTATTAAATCATACAAATACACCTATTATGATTGTCAGTGGTGATAAAGATTTTATACAATTGCAAACAAATCCAAACGTAAAACAATACGCCCCTATACAAAAAACTTTTGTAGGAGAAGGCATAGATCCTAAAAGATTTTTACACGAACAGATTATAAAAGGTGACCGTTCAGATGGTATACCTAATATATTAAGTCCTGATGATGTTTTTTTAACAGGTGAGAAACAAAGACCTATTAATAAGAAACGACTTGAAGAATGGTCTAATGTTGAGAAGATACCATTAGGCAGTGAAACAAGTAAATACTTTGAGAGAAATAAGACATTAATAGACCTTTCTAACACGCCTAAAGCGTTACAAGAAACTATTATAAATACATATAGAGAGTATAAGATACCTAACAGGTCCAAACTGTTACCTTATTTTATACAACACAAACTAAAAGCATTGATGACAAACATTGGTGATTTTTAATATTCGAATATTGGAGTAATTATGGAACAAGAAAGACCTAGGCACTCAAGCCTAATGAGTAAAAAAGGAATGGAGTCAGTAGCTCGTACGGCCACTAACGCTAGACTTTTAGCACACGAAATATTTACACAAGTAAATAACGCAAAAGATAAACCTAAAAAAATTGAAGTGTTAAAAAAGCACGATTGTCAACCTTTAAGACAATTATTAAAAGCTGCTTTTGATCCTAAAATCGTTTGGGATATACCAGAAGGCATTCCACCATTTATTCAAAATGATGTGCCTGAAGGAACAGATCACACTTCTTTATTAGATGAAGCAAGAAAGTTATATCTTTTTATCAAAGGTGGCAGTAACATACCTAGAGCTAAAAAAGAAATGCTTTTCATACAAATGCTAGAAGCATTACATAAAGACGATGCTCAAGTATTAATTGACATAAAAGACAAAAAATTGAATCTTACATATAAAGGCCTTACAGAAAATTGTGTAAAAGAAGCCTTTAATTGGAATGATAATTTTATAAGAAACTAAGGTTTTAAGGGTTTTCCTAAAAACCCTTTAAAAACAATGACTTCAAGTCATTGATTCTACACACTTATTTTTTCAATCTACCCATTGACTTCACACTTGTAAAGTGTTATATTATATGTATAAACAACAAACAATAAATATATGAAGAAGTTTTTAATTTATATCACTATACTAGGTTTACTAGTGTACGGCCTTTTAACCCTTTTTATGAAGTCGGTTAAGGCAAGTGAATATAATACGGCTGTTATAGGCCACGTGATAACACAAAAAGTATCAGGCCAACCAGTTGATGCTTCTAAATTGATGGAACAAGAATTGGCACGAGTTGCTCATTTGTTCGCACTTGATAGTATCAATATATTGCAGAAGTACTTACCTGCTATATTAGATAAAGTAGCTGCAGATTTAAGACTTGAAGCAGACAAATCATATAAATGTAACTTATTAAAGGATACAAAAATACAAGACGATTGTAAATAATGTATGATAAAGGTAGCAAAAAAGAAAGTTTTAACAGTTAAGAAAAAACTTATGCCATTGTTATCTTTAAAAGAAAAATATTCAACCACATATAAAGACATTAAAAAGTTTTTCAAAATTCTCAATGAAGGATTATTCGATAACAAATTATCACCATTTAACGATATAGAAATTAAAGAACTTAAATATCAAAGATGTATGGGACAAGTAATTCAACTTGATTCTAAAAGAAAAGGTACTAGAGTACATAAATTAGAAATGGATACAAAATACGACACTAAAAAAGATTTCCTGGACACACTAGCCCACGAAATGGTACATCTTTATCAGTTTACACAGTTAAACGATAATGGTGCCCACAACAAACTATTCTATAGTTTTTCCCCAAAATTAAAGGTTGTTGGTTTAAAATTATAAAAAACACAGAAAGTATATAATGACAGAAGTGAGAACTAAAAAATTTAAAGATCCATATTTAAAATCATTGATATTAGACGCAGTAAAGAGGGTAGAAGAATTTGCTTGGTTTAATAATAAAGGTGAAAAAACTATTTACTACGAAGGAAACTTTCAGGAAGATGTATTAAATAATTTTTCAGTAAGTCAATCAGAAAAAATCTTTAAAACTATGGAAAGATATTTAAACGACAATCGGTTATTATTTTTACAAAAAAAAGTTAAAGTAATTTCTAAAGAAATAGAACTTACGGAACTACAATCACCTAAAAACTATTACGAATATATAGTGAGTAAAAGATAATGAAATATAGACCTTTAAAGTGGTATTTTAAATACAAATGGCCACGCAAAATGCGATACCATTTTAGACAAATAATGGGAGTTATTGGTATTTGTTTAATAGGTTTTGGTATCGGTACATTTTATCCTAACTTTTTATCTAAACATAATATAGAAGAAAAGGCCGTAGATAAAACCGTATTATGGGCAAAAGAAATTGGCTTCGCAGAACCTAGAATTACAGTTGGTTCAGATGATGAATTTATAAAAACTATGCAAAGATGTATCGCATATCTTAATTTAGAGTTACATAAAAACGAGAGAATACCAGACGACCTTATTATTGCTCAGGCCATAATTGAGAGTAACGCAGGTCTAAGTAGATTTGCTCGTGAAGGAAATAATTTGTTTGGTATACGAGTATGGAATAAAGACGCAGGTATGTTACCACACGGTTATACTGATACATTATCTTGGCGTGTTAAATCTTATCCTACTAAATGTGCTTCAGTCCGTGACTATATTAAAATCCTTAATACAAAAGGTGTTTATTCTGAATTTAGAAAAATAAGAGATAAACAAAATTCGTGGTATGGTAGAGTTGATGCTATACAGTTGGCACGAGGCTTAGATGCTTGGAGTACGACAAAAGACTACGAAGAGCGAGTTATAAATATAATCAAAAAACTAAGAGAAGATGGAAAGGTAGTTATTAAAAGATGATAGAATTAATGTTTTTTATTATTATGGGAGTAGTTATAGGATTAAGTTACTATCTTGGATTTAATAATGGTATTAATAAAAATTGTAAAAAAGAAGTAAGACAATTTTTAATGGATATGACTGTATCTAAAATGTTACATCAACATTTTCAAAATAATGCTATGAATGAAACAAAATTATTTTTACAGTTTTTAGGTGTAAAAAATCCAAAAGTCAAACCACAAAAATTAATGACACCAGAAGAATTTGATTCAGAAAACAAAAAATAATTAAATGATATTAACTATACTATTATTTCTATCTGGTATTGCCGTATCCGTTGTAGGTGCTTATTATTCTATACTTGGACTGGCCTCTTTATTTGCTGGTGCCTATTGGGCAGTCATTACAATGGGAGTTACATTAGAGATAGCCAAATTGGTAACAGTATCTTGGTTATATCGTAATTGGAATTTAGATTTATTACCACAATCTATAAGAGCCTATCTATTATCGGCTGTATTGATGTTAATGTTTATTACTTCAATAGGTATCTTTGGTTTTTTATCAAAGGCACACTTAGATACAGCGGCACCAAATACAGGTAATAGATTACTTGTAAAGAATATTGAAAGACAGATAGATTCAGAAAAGAAAGCAATTACTGGTGCTCAGAAGATTGTAGACCAATTAGATAAAGCATTAGATAAAGTCATAGACAAAGACGCCGATAAAGGTCTTATAGAAAGACAGAAACAAACCACTGAAAGAAATAGAGCCAATAACATTATTGCCAATTCATCTAAAAAGATTACAGATTTATCAAATCAAAAACTTAAATATGACAAAGACCAATTGGCCATAGACAAAGAGGTAGGGCCATTTAAATATGTTGCAGAAATACTATTTGGTGATGCTGATGATGGTAACCTAGACAGAGCAGTAAGGTTTATTATTATATGTTTAATATTAGTATTTGACCCATTGGCCGTATTGATGTTGGTCGCAGTGAACGTATCTATAAAAGAATATCAAAGAAGTAAAGGTATAAAAAACAAAGAAGAAGATTTAGAAAAGAAAGTTGAAAGATTACAAAAGAAAAATGATTTATATAAAGAAAAACAAGGTGTGTTATTAAAATCAATTTTTGGAGAAAATGCAGACCAAAAATCGTTAGAACAATTAGATCCTAACGAAATTAAAATCAAACTAGACCAAATAATGGAGATAAAAGATGAAAAAAATACTTAGTATATTTCTATTGATTTTTTTGGTAAACTGTACTACAACAACAGGTACAAACACTACACCAAAAACACCTATAGATAATGTTATAGATGCTTTTAAAAAAATACCTTTTCCAATAATGTAGTTGACAATACACTTAAAATTTGATATAATGATATTATGATTAAGTTAACACCTAACGCACAATCACGTGCTATCAAAAAAGCAGCGAAGGCATTAAGTGAAGCCGAATCAGTTTGGGCCAAGAAGTATTGGTTTAAAGTATGGAAAGACTTATGCCTAAAATATAAAAGAACTATAAACTAATGAATATATTTTACCTAGATAAAAACCCTATAGTTGCAGCAGAAATGTCTTGCGATAAACACGTATGTAAAATGATTGTTGAATCAGCACAAATGTTATCAACAGCACATAGATTGATTGATGGTATAGAATATATTGACAAAACTTCTAATGGACGTAAAATAACTAGATGGAAACATTCAGATAAAAACTTAGAAAAAATATTATATAAGGCTAGTCATACAAAACACCCTAGTACAATATGGGTAATGCAATCAGCTTATAATTATTTATGGTTATATAAACATATGATGGCACTACATTTACAATTCAAACTAAGATATAACAAATCAGTAGATCATTTAACTATTCAAAAATTAGGTAACATATTAAAAACACCACCTAAAAATATACCTCTAAATAAAATTGGTACCGACCCTACACCTGCAATGCCAGATGAGTGTAAAATACCTGGTGATGTAGTTGGTAGTTATAGAAAATATTATATAATGAAGAAAAGAGAATTTGCTACTTGGCGAACGCCTGCAGTTATACCCGAATGGTACAAAAAAGGAATCAGTGAAATTATATAATACAATAACTAAAGATTCTTTAAAATCATTACCTAATGCCGCTAAAGGTTATGAGCAAAGGATACATATACCAGAATTTACTTTTTTAGGTGTACACGAGCAACCAGACTTTGGTGTAATAAGAATATGGTTCTATGGTGATGCAAAAACGATTGAATTGAAAAGTTTTAAAATGTACTTGTATCAATATAGAGATACAATTTTAAGTTATGAAAGATGTATAGATTTATTATATAAACATATAAAAGATGTTTACGAACCAACAAGAGTTAGAATTGAAATAGGGTTTAGACCTAGAGGTGGTATAAGTAGTAAATTAGTTGTGGATAGTGATTGGGGTCATTTAGGTGGTACAGATAAATTGTGGCAAGCACACGAGGTTGAATAATGAATATAATAACAGAAAACGAAATTATAAAAAAATATGACTTCTCATCTATTATAAGAACCAATGATAATGTTGAAATTATTGATACAGTAAAAAGTATTATTGATTCAGGTAATTATTTTGATGAAAAAAATTCACCCAAATATCAAACTAAAGAAAACATATTTGGTAGACAACTACCATCATTCTTAAAGCTAAGACTTACTTTTATAATGTCTTGTTTTTTTTATTTAAATAAAGAAGTAAAAATAAAAGGTGTTAATGCATGGTCGTTTATGACTAAAAAAAATGATAATCCTGATAGGGATAATCTTTGGCATCATCATCATTATGATAAATCTATAAAAAAATTATCAGGTATATATTACGTACATATTCCACACGATAAAGAGAATTACAATATATCAGGTACAGAATTTACTTTAGAAGATAGTCCAGAAAAAGGTAATCATTTTTTTGTTAAACCGGAATCTTTTTCTTGGTTAATATATCCCTCACACATATGGCATAGACCAGGGATAAATAATTCAGATGAATATAGATACGTTGTTGCAGCAGATATGGGATATATAGACTAATGCCAATATACAGTTTTGAAAATATAAAAACAGGTAAAGAATATACAGAACAAATGTCAATGTCTGAATTAGATAATTATTTACAAAAGAATAAAAATGTAAGACAAGTATTTACAACACTAAATATAGTTGGTGGAGTTGCTGGTCTTACTCATAAACCAGATAGTGGTTTTAAAGATGTAGTGCAAAAGATTGCTGAAAAACACCCTTCAAGTCCATTAGCACAAAAATATAAAAAGAAAAGTATTAAAGAAATTAGAACAAAACAAGTAATAGATAAACATAGGAAAAGAAATAAATGGTAGACAATAATATTCCTGATTATATGCGTGGCTTTGATTTAGATGAAGATTTTGGTTTTACACCTGTATCAAATAAACCAACAGAAACAACTCCTTCTATAGACCCTAAAGTTATAGAAACTAATAACGTAGAACTATCTAAAATTAAATCAGACGTATCATCAATTAAATCTATGATGAATGAAATTATGGAAATTGTAAACGAAAAAGAAACAATTACAAAAGAATTAGCTAGTGAAGATACTCTAAAAAGATTTAAAGATATTGAAAAAGTTATATTACCTTTTTTATATAATTTAAGTAAGAGTGACGAACCTTATATTCATTGGCCTAATAGAGGACCAATTATTAAAGCACAAATTGATAAAATTATAAAACTAACAAGAGGCTAATATGAACTTAACAGAAAACGTATCACTTAAAGAATTAACTAAAAGCGAATCAGCAACAAGATTTGGTATATCAAATGAACCAACTGAAGAAGCTTTAAGTAATTTACAAAAACTAGCAACACATATACTTCAACCAGTTAGAAATAATTTTGGTAAACCTTTGATAATCACGTCAGGTTATAGATCGCCAGAGCTTTGTGTAAAAATTGGTAGTACAACAACAAGTCAGCATACAAAAGGCCAGGCGGCGGACTTTGAAATAGGCGGTATAGCTAATAAAGATTTAAGCGATTGGATTCACCAGAACTTAGACTACGATCAATTGATACTGGAATTTTGGAAACCAGAAGATCCTAATAGCGGTTGGGTACATTGCTCTTATAAAGGTGAAGGATTAAACAGAAAACAATATCTAAGAGCCTTTACAGAAAACGGTAAGACGAAGTACGAACCAATGATTTAGGTTGACAAACGACCTATATTATGATATATTATTAGAATATGACAAAAAAATTTAATTTTATTAACGTTGACACGACTGTATTACCACCATTAAAAAGAAAAAATGTAAATGGCCATAGATATTATGAAATAGGTGGTGCAGCATATCCTTCAGTAACTACTATACTTTCACTTAAAAAAACAGAAGAATTAAAAGAATGGCGTTCTAAAGTCGGCGAAGATGTTGCTAATTGGGAAATGAAAAGAGCAGCATCAAGAGGTAACTCTTTACATACTTTAGTTGAACAATATATTAAAGGCGAAACACCTACAATAAGAGATGTATTACCATTAGGAATGTTTAGATTGTTAAAACCATATATTGATAAAATTGATAACGTACATTTACTAGAAACAGTTATGTATAGTAAAAAATTAACTATTGCTGGTCAATCAGATTGTATTGCAGAATATGATGGTAAGTTATCTGTAATTGATTTTAAATCTGCTAATAAAGAAAGACAAGAAAGTTGGATTGAAAATTACTTCTTACAAACAACAGCATATGGTATGATGTATGAAGAATTATATAATAAACCAATTGAACAAATCGTAGTATTACTTGCAGCAGAAGATGGTACTGTAGGAGTATGGACAAAAAATCCAAAAGATTATCAAGCTAAGTTATTAGTATCTATTGAAAATTTTTATAAACATATAAACTCAAAACTTGAAGTACAAAAATAAATGTATGCATTACGTAGATTTACCAGAACTTCCTAGTGAACTTATATATTCTATAAAAATTCAAGCCAATATTATGGCACTTGATGAAAATTGCAATTCAGGAAAAGAATACAATAAAAATAAAAATTTTGCATATACAGAAATCGAAGAATTTTCATATTCAAAACTTGTAAGTGATCTTTTATTACCAAAACTTAAAAAACCAACTACATCATATATATTTGCGTTAAGAAATAAACGAAATATACCAGCAGATTTCCCACCACATCTTGATGAGTATAGAAAATTAAGTTTAAATTATATGGTTGAAACAGGTGGTAATAATGTACAAACTTCATTTTACGACTTAGAAAGACCTAAAGATGATAAAGAGTTTAAATCTAAAAATATTCCATATGAAGATTTAATTAAAACTCAAAAATATGTTTTACTAAAAAACAAATGGAATTTATCTAATACACAAGTATGCCATAGTGTAGAAAATTTAGATGATTTAAGAATTATTTTATTTGTAGTATTTGATGATAATACCAATTATGAAACTTTTACAAAAGATTATACGGAACTATTAACAGAAGTACCTAATTTATTGACAGTATTTAATTCCAATAAATTTATATAATATAGAGGTATGTAAAAATAGCATACCTCATATGTTGAAACCTCATATAAATAATATTATGATAGAACGATTAAAAGACTTAATATCTAAAAACTACACTGATAAACAGGTAAAAGAAAAGAACGATATTCTATTGAGAAGTAGAAAAGAAGTTGAAATTAATGGTAATGGTACGTCAGGTTACACCATAAAAGAGGGTGAACATAAAGGTACCGTTGTAGGCCATATCACTAGAAGTCCCAAAGTAATATAACCACTTGACAAGTACGTCTATTTGATGTATAATGAATATACATTAACTAATAAGAGGTATATTATGTTTTCAACAAGAAATATAATCATCGCTGCGGTAGTTGCTGTAATAGCAATAGGCGGATACTTTTTACTAAAACCTAGTAAAAAAGTTGAAGTCGCACCAGCAAAACCTGCTGTTACACAACCTGTAGCACCAGTTAAGAAGTAGTTAGTAAAAATTTGGAGGGCAATAAGGCCCTCCAAGTATAAATAGAAATGCTATTAACACACACACAAAGGAGAAACAATGGCAACAACATCAAAAAACGGATATGAAATCCGATCAGACCTATTAGGCTTAGCTAAATCATTAGTTGAGTTTAATTTTCAAGCAAAAGTAAAAGAATACGAATACAACATCAAAAAAGACGGCGACCAAGTAGTACAAGAGTTTAAAGCTCCTACATTAGCGGCTACAGATATAATTAATATTGCAAAACAATTTAATGATTTTGTAACAAATAATGACTACACAAAGAGCGTACAAGATAACGTAGAAAAAGCACAAGAGTTAGCAAAACCTTATGCTGAAGCATATCAAAATACAGTAAAGGCCTTCTTTCCAAATTTGAAAGGAAAGTAAATGATACCGTATAACATATGCGAAAGCAAATGGATAAGTAAAGCTAAAAAAGCAGTAAAAAATAATTATAATGAATATCACCCTATATATGAATTATTTGTAGGCATATCATTAGTTATAATTTTTGTTTTAGCCATACTTACTGCATTAAGTAGTTTTCTATAGAAAAGCTTTATGTGGCTGTCTAAAACGGCCACATAAATAATATTATGAATAACTATCATAGATATATTAACTTACCTTTTATATATCCAAAGCCAAAATTATTCAATACTCAACCCGATAAATGGCAAATTGTTGCCGTACCTCCAGAAGAAATATATCAACCTTTTTTAGATTGGTTTAAACCATTTGGTGATAAACATAATATAAAGATATCAAAAGTATTAGAAGCTTTTTATACTGCACCTAGTAATAAATTTCATATACATAATGATTCATTTTATCTATCTAATATGACTAAGTTAAATTTTACTTGGGGACCAACTAATAGTTTAACTAGATGGTGGAAAATAAAAGATGAAAAAAATTTAAAAACTTTACATTATCCTGTGCAAGGATCTCCAGATAAACCTGATATCATACCTAATAGACCTCACGATTACGATAATGCCACATTAGCAGAAGAAGAAGATTGTGAAATAGTATATGAAAAGGTAATAGATAAACCTAGTTTATTAAACGTAGGACACTTACATTCTGTATATAATCCAAACAAAGATCAAGGCAGATGGACATTATGTTTTATATTATTAAAAAATGATGGTAGTCTATTAGAATTTTTAGATGCTGTAGAGATATTTAAAGATACAGTATATGAATAAATTATATAATACACATTCGTTATGTCATATATGTTATAGACATATACCTGCTGAAGTATATGTAGATAATAATATTAGATATATTAAAAAAGAATGCTCAACACACGGTCCATTTAAATTTATACAAGACCCAGATGCAGAATTTTGTGAGAAGTTAAAACAAAAAACTAATAAAGTTTATCGTAGAATATTAATGCTAGAAACTACTGATAAATGTAATTTAAAGTGTCCTCATTGCTATCATATACCCAATAATGTTAAAAAAGATTTAGATATATTAAAAATATATGATGACATTAAGAACGCACCTAAAGATATTAAAGACATTATACTAGCTGGTGCTGAACCAACAATGAGAGATGAGATATTTGATATAATAGATTATTGTAATACAAATAATAGAACAGCAAGTCTTTTAACAAATGGTGTTAGATTACACGATATAAACTTTGTAAAAAAATTAAAAGAACATAACTTACACGCTGTAGAGATAGGTTTAAATCATTATTCTTATCAAGGTAAAAAAATACATAATAAACAATTACAAGGTATAAAAAATTGTATTGATGTTGGTGTTAAAATTCATTATATAGGTTATACTGTAGAAAAATATGAACATTTAATAGACATTATAAAAGAAATAAAAACGTTTCCAGTTTATAGAGATAGTAAAAATAAAAAAAGATATCAGTTTAGAATTAGATTAGGTAGTGATATAGGTAGAATACCAAATGAGCCTACAGCATTTATTAGTACAAATTATAAAGAAATAGAAAAAGTTGCTAATGAATTAGGTCACGATTTAATTAGCGGTAATGCTGAAGGAGACGATAATATGTATCATATGTTTGGATATATAGATGGTCATAAGATTAGAATTATACAATGGCCAGATGCTAAAAACATAGATATGAGCCAATTAAAACATTCACCTTGGGCTAAATTTAACAGACAAAATTATATCACAAATTTTGTGCATCAAGTTATAACTAGAGATGCATATGTAAATAAAAAACTACCTGTATTAGATGATGTACCAGACACATATAAATATAGTACAGTAAACGACGGAGATATAAATGGCTAATAAAAATATTGTAGTTACATTAACTAATGATATTGTTTTTGAAACAGAACAAAATTACAAAACAAATTTTGATATATATTTTAATAACAATATATTTACTAGCAATAAAGAATTACAATTAACTTCAAACAGTATACAAAAATCTATTGAAGTTGATTTTGATTTCGACATTCCAAATACAATTAGATTAATAGTGTTTGCTAAATCATCACAAAAATTATTCAATTCTATAGAACAATATGATATAGAAATAAAACCTAATGAAAATTATATACCCAATACTAATAAATTATATGATTTATCTATAAACATTAATGAAAATTTTTTAACAAATAATCCTACTAATATAACTTATGATGATGTATTAAAAAATGATAGACCAGATATTATAGATTGGAAAAAAGAATACTTATTTAATAATGAAGTCCTTGGTGTTTACACTAAAGATACTCCAAACAATCAAAATTTAAATAATAAGTTTTCAAAAACAGCATACCTTTGGAATTTAAATGATGAGTTACAATTTAAAGTTAAAGAAACATATATAAGCAATAAACCAGAATTATTAGGTAAAGAAGGTTATTGTTTACCAGGAAATAGTACTATTAGAT